CCACCTGCCGGAAAATATCGTCGATCCGGAAGCGATCGAAGGCATCATCGGCACCTTCAACGACATGGGCATCGCCGTCTACGAGCACGCGCCGGACGCCGAGACCCTGCTGCTGTCCGACAACGTCGCCACCGTCACCAGCGACGATGAAGCCGAAGCAGCCGCCGAAGCGGCGCTGTCCACGGTCGACTCCGATTTCGGCCGCACCACCGACCCGGTCCGCATGTACATGCGCGAGATGGGCTCGGTCGAGCTGCTGACCCGCGAAGGCGAAATCGAGATCGCCAAGCGCATCGAGGACGGCCTGAAGGACATGATCCAGGCCATCTCCGCCTGCCCGGTGACGATCGCCGAGATCATCGCCGCCTCCGACCGCATCCGCGCCGATGAAATCAAGATCGACGAAATCGTCGACGGCCTGGTCGACGAGAGCGAGGAAGTCGCCGCGCCGGTAGCGCCGCCGGCGCCGGCCGAAGAGGACGAGGAAGAAGAGGAAGAGGAAGAAGAGGAAGAAGAGGAAGAGGAAGAAGCGAGCGCCTCGGGCGCCGCCGGTTTCTCGGCCGAACAGCTGGAAGCGTTGAAGAACGCCGCGCTGGAAAAATTCGACGTCATCTCCCTGCAGTTCGACAAGATGCGCCGCGCCTTCGAGAAGGAGGGCTACAACTCCAAGGCCTACGTCAAGGCGCAGGAAGCGATCTCGTTCGAGCTGCTGGGCATCCGCTTCACCGCCAAGGTGGTCGAGAAGCTGTGCGACACCCTGCGCGGCCAGGTCGACGAAGTGCGCCACATCGAGAAGCAGATCCTCGACGTGGCCGTGAACAAGTGCGGCATGCCGCGCGCCCACTTCATCAAAGTCTTCCCGGGCAACGAAACCAACCTGGAATGGGTGGACGGCGAAGTGGCTGCGGGGCACGCCTACAGCGCCATCCTCGGCCGCAACATCCCGACCATCAAAGAACTGCAGCAGCGCCTGATCGACCTGCAAGCGCGCGTCGTGCTGCCGCTGCCGGACCTGCGCAACATCAACCGCCAGATGGCGGCCGGCGAAATGAAGGCGCGCAAGGCCAAGCGCGAGATGACCGAGGCCAACTTGCGCCTGGTGATCTCGATCGCCAAGAAATACACCAACCGCGGCCTGCAATTCCTCGACCTGATCCAGGAAGGCAACATCGGCCTGATGAAGGCGGTGGACAAGTTCGAATACCGCCGCGGCTACAAGTTCTCGACGTATGCGACATGGTGGATCCGCCAGGCCATCACCCGTTCGATCGCCGACCAGGCGCGCACCATCCGCATTCCGGTGCACATGATCGAAACCATCAACAAGATGAACCGGATTTCCCGCCAGATTCTGCAGGAAACCGGCGCCGAGCCGGACCCGGCGACGCTGGCCATCAAGATGGAGATGCCCGAGGACAAGATCCGCAAGATCATGAAGATCGCCAAGGAACCGATTTCGATGGAAACGCCGATCGGCGACGACGACGATTCGCACCTGGGCGACTTCATCGAGGACAACAACACGCTGGCGCCGTCGGACGCCGCGCTGCACGCCTCGATGCGCGGCGTGGTCAAGGATGTGCTGGACTCGCTGACCCCGCGCGAAGCCAAGGTGCTGCGCATGCGTTTCGGTATCGAAATGTCGACCGACCACACCTTGGAAGAGGTGGGCAAGCAGTTCGACGTGACGCGCGAGCGCATCCGCCAGATCGAAGCCAAGGCCCTGCGCAAGCTGCGCCACCCATCGCGTTCGGACAAGCTGAAAAGCTTCTTGGAAGGCAACTAAGACTTGACTAGTGGCCGGGCTAGCCCTTATCCTCGCGAGTTCGTTTTAAAAACGACCACGCGTAGGAGGGGCCGGCAAGGCTCCCAGCGCAAAGCAAGACTTCTGGGCCTCTAGCTCATGCTTGGTTAGAGCAGCGGACTCATAATCCGTTGGTGCCGTGTTCGACTCACGGGAGGCCCACCATCTTTCCGTAGCTGCTCCTGTGCAGCTATGATCCTCACAGCCTCATCGGCTGGTACGCCGGAATCTTCGATGATTTTTACGGTCGTATAGAAGTCAGGCATGCGCTCACCGTTGATGTAACGGTCGAGCGTCTTTGCTGCAACTCCCCATTCCTTCGAAAGTGGCAACACTTTGCGGCCCTTTAGGGCTTTTTCTATCAATTCTGCATATTCCATAGCTTTTTCCAAATAGCAATTTGTCCGTTCGGACATTATCATCGCCTTTAAGTTGTCCGTTTGGACAAATGAATTTGTCCGATTGGGCGAAGTAAACGATAGCACACGCGGTACACGCTGTGTACCAGTTTACGTGACAAGTCACGCTAATTCAGAACGAGGAAATTATGTCCGTCATCGTCAGCGCTTTTCAGAACTGCTCTCTTCCCGGTGATCGCTATCGGCTGCAAGCGCGTATGGTGGTTGATGGCGATTGGGTCGATAGCCGTGAATTTTCAGATTTCTATTCCGCTGAAGGTGCTGCTGATTTGGTCAGTGAGCTGAATCGTTTTTCGAAGCTCTGTGTTTATCGCGCTGTGCTGGTGTCGCATGTCTGAGTGGTCGTTGTCGCTGGTTTTAAACGCTGCTGAGGTTCGAGTGCTCAAGTCGGCGTTGCTGGTCGAGATAGCTTGTTTGGAAGGGCGTGTTCGCATTGATGCCGACCCGTCGATTTGGTATCCCGCGCTGAGCGCTGCACGCCGTGTGATGACCGTTTTGTCTGACAAAGCAAATAAGCATTTATTGGATTTATAACCGCGCCTGATGGCGTTTTGAAATGCCCTAGAGGGCTCATTCTGAAAGGTATAGCTATGCAAGCCAAGATCGAAATTATCCATGTGGTACAGGTTGCTGGCACCTCGCGTAAGACGGGTAACGATTACGACATTCGTAACGCGCAATGTGTGGTGCGTGATCCGGACCCTGAGACTGGCGAAGTGCAGCCGCGCATTGGTGTTTTATCGTTGCCTGTTCGGTACAAGGATTTGCCTAAGGGCGTTTATCGAGTTGAGTTCGATGCTGCTGTTGCTTCCAATGGTCGCATCGTTTCCGAGGTTGCTGATATTAAGCCGTGGGATGGCGCTGCAGCTGGCGCGCCTGTACGAAAGGTGATGGTCGAGATTTTGGGCGTTATGCCGCGTTCGGGTTTTTCAAAAAAGACGCTGAAGGATTATTCGATGCTGTTTGCCGAGTGCATTGTGCATAAGGCTGATCGTGATACAGGTCTGGTCAGTCTTCTTGTCGGCGAGTTGCTTGTGCCTGAGCGTTTTAAGGACATCGTGCCGGGTATGTATTCCGTTGAGTTTGAAATCGCTATCAGTCAGGACAAGCGCATTGGTGGCCGTGTCGCGGATATGACGTTGCAGCAACCGGCTGCTCGTGCTGCAGCCCCTGCCAGTCGTTCTTCTAGTGCTGCGCCGGCATCTGCTGCCGCTGTGACTGTGCCGCCGGCGTCAGTGGCTTCGGCTGGCGTCGCTGCAAAAGCTGGTAGCTAGTCATGCCTGTTTGCGCATTCGAAGCCGCGATAACTGGGCCTGCTCCCAAGATTAATGGCGTTGCTGGTGGTCTTGTTCTTGCGAAGAGCGGGACGCAAAACAATTCGACTGCGTGTGATTTTGTCCTGCTGACAAGCGCTGAATATGACCAGATTTTTCATACGCTGTCTGCTGGGACTTCTCCTACTCCTAACTATCCGGCTTGGAATGAGCTTGGTAGTTTGAGTATCGCTGATGCGCAAGTTATCACGGGCTACGTTGCTCTCTTGTGGGCCGGTGTCTGGGGTATCAAGCAAATCATTAAATCGTTGTCTATCTCTGAAAGGAATCAAGATGAATAAAGTTCTGAAACGTGGCTTGCTGGCTGTTGGTGGCGCTGCTGTCGCTGGTGCTGCGAGTGCTGCAACCGATACCACTGCGCTGACTGCTGCCATTACCGATGCTGGTACGGCTGCTGGCGTGGTAGGTACTGCGGTGCTGGTCGTTCTCGTGTCGATCCGGGCGCTGAAGTACATTCGTTCGGCGCTGTAATCGGCTGAGCGGCCTTTGTAGGGCGGGGCTTCGGCCCCTTTTTTTTGCTACGAATTTTGAGGGATGCTATGGGCATTATTTTTCTCGTCGCCGTTTGTGGTGCTTGGTGGATTCTGTTTCATGATTAAGCCTCTGATTCGATTTCTGTTGGTGGCGATGTTGGTTTTTGCTTCCAGCTTGGCGTTGGCTGAGCGTCAGTTTAACTATCGTGCTTCTGCGATTTTGGGTGCTGGCGTGTTTGATCCGCAGAGCTGTTCGGTGTTGCTTGCTTCGCAGTC